TGCTGTGGATTCTGATACATCGGATGATCTTTCTTATCTTCAACAGCTCGCTAACGAAGAGTAGTTAGATAGATTCGAGGGTCTTTCTCGCAGTAGCTGCTCCCCTCGGATTATATACAAAGGTGTCGTAGCCACCACCACCGGAGCCTCCAACAATCTGAGAGGCTCCGGTGCCTCCACCCCCGCCCTGCGAAACGTTATTGTGAACCGTTCTAGCGTCAACATACGACACGTTGTTCATAGCAACACCCCCACTCATTTTAGCCAGATCAAACGATCTTCCTGTTGGATTTTCTGGGGCTGGCTCTACTTCGCTTTGACCAAACATTTTTCTCTTCTGACCATCTGCCCAGTTTGCTGCTGGTTTTCCAGTCTTATTTTGATCTTCTATGTGTAGGTGAGGAGTCCCACCCTTGGCATTTCCAGAATCTCCTAATTTGCCAAGCAACATCCCCTTTGTGATTTTGTCTCCTACGTTTGGAATTGCTGGTCCCATAAAATGGGCGATGTATAATCGAGTGCCGTCTTTTTTTCGTATGGTTAGAGAATACCCCCCCTTCCCCGTGTTTTTTGCATTTTTGGAAACCACCTCTCCATCCCAAATGCTATAAAAGTTTGACCCCACTGGAGCATGCACGTCAGTTCCGTGATGTTTTCCGTCTTTGTTAGCAGGACGCCTATCCCCAGGCACGCTAATTATTTGAGGCATTCCAGAAAAATTGCCGTCCGTGTCCATTTGTTTTGGATCAACTGGACCTCCCCTATCTGGAATTCTTTGTGGGCCTGGAGACATGTTCATGCTCGCCAGTCTCACGTCTCTTGAGTCAAATCCCGAAGAGCCTCGTTCCTCTTTCAAATCCTCCATTAAACCCAGATTTTTTTCGTAGAGTTCATTAAGGATTTTAATTTGGTCGTTTGTTTCTTTTGCTTTTTCGTTTAGTGATTTTAAATATTCCTTTTGCTCCTCTTGATTCTTTAGGGATGCTTTTGGTTTAGACTCTTCTTTTAGTCTTTCTATGGAGGACACTATTTCTTTATTTTCTTTCTCTAAAATTTGCTGCCACGATTGACTAAGATCATATTGTGCAGGTCCCATGCCCGACCCAGAAGGATTTACACGACTTAAAACAGTCTCTTCTTTTCTGGCTGCCTCAATCTTTGCTTTTATTCCTGGATATTTTTTTTCAAGCTCATCAAAATAATTATCAAGCGACTGCTTTTGTGCGGTTTTATCTTTCTTTTCAAAATATGAGCCAAGCCCTGCTACAATCCAGCCAAGCATATTAAATCCAAACATAGCAGAAGGCATTTTGAACCCCCCCTTCATAAGAGGGGCTTTTGGAAATGAGCTAAATTTGTTTGGGATTGGTTCATTTCCCATAAGCCGCTGCCTTAGGGTGGCTTCTGTCTGAGGATTTCTGGACAATAATCTTTCGAGATATGTCTTCTGCCGACCCCCTTGCTCTAGCTCCCTCTGCTCTGGTGTGTATAGAGACTCTCGAATTGGTGTTGATGCAAGAGGCTCCGCCAGCATACCAGGAATTTTGGCTTTAGCTCGATTGATTCGCCGCCTTGTTTTGGTTCTTCTAGTTTGCCTCGATTTTCGTTTTTCTTCAGCAGATTTTTCCGCCTGAGTAAGAGTTGTGGTCTCTCCTGTCTCATTTGCACTAGGGATTGATTTGGCGTTTCCAAACACACGTCCCACTGCTGCTTTAGCCGTCTTTATCAGAGCATACATTCCCAAAAGGGATCCCCCCACACCCATCGCACTATTTTTCAAGGTCTCGTATATGCCAGCTTTATTTTTGGATGTGTCGCCACTTGAGTCTTTTTCTAAAATCTCTTTAAGGACATCAAGGCACGATTTTACGTTTTTATCAATTCGTTTTAGTGGAGGAGATCCCTCTCTTCTGTCCTCTTCTTTGTCGACTCTCTCTGCCTCCTCGACCGCTTCTTGTTTGATAAAATGGCCTGCAATACTCTTTAGGTGAGTTGACATCGTTTTGAGCACTTGAACCGACGTTCCATCCAAATTTGGAGAGCCGTTTGATGTATTTGGTCTTGTTGCTGAAGAATTTTCTCTTGCAGAATTTTTGTTGCCTTCACTAGGCGTATCTGATGAGGGGGAGTTTCTAGTGCTCTTAGTTTTCTTGCCTTCCAATCCCTCTAGATCTTCTCTCTCCTGTCTTCTTTGCTCCTCTCGGTTTTCCGCCGACTTTTTTACAGCATTCTTTATTTTGTTTGTAAAATATGAGCCAATAGACGCAGAAGCCGCTAACACGTTGTTTACGAGGGGATCGTTGTCAAATAATACACCAGTCGTCTCTATCGCCTTACTTGCTAAAGTCTCTGCAATTTTCTCTATTTTTGCTATGGTATCATTTTTTGTTTCTATGTGGGTTTTTATAGCATCTTTTACTGTGACTATAGATGCCGAGAGTGCTGCCGTTTCTCTTTTTCCTAGCTTTGCCTGGTCTATTAGTTTGTTCAGCTTGTCTAATCGAACTAGGCTGTTTTTTAGCTCGTCTACATCTTGTCCAGGAGCACTAGCAACAATCGCGTGAATGGTAGACGCGCATTGAGTGGCAAACTCTGTGGTGCCCTCCGATATCTTGATGTTTTTTGCCTCTCGATATAGAAGCTCAACCTGTGGCGTCAAGGACTTTATTTTGTTTTGTATGATTTTATCTAGGTTTGTTGTTTTTGACACGGCTACTCACCCTTTTTTTGCCACTTGTCGTCGAGTGTTCTAAACCCAACGTAAGCTCCAACAACAGACCCCATAGATATATAAAACCACGTCATGATATCTGAAATTGACGCTAGGCGAGTTTCAGAAACTTTAAATAGACAAAAGTACGTTGCCACAATAATAGCCGCCAGTGAAATGTATGCCATGCGCCGACGGTGTACCCACCTATTGTGCATGAGTCTAGATCCCGCTGGTTTCTCCCCGTCTTTCTGTTCCATTATTCGGCACTTTTCTGAGTTCTTGCTCTGTTTAATTCTTCAACATGCTTAACTAGCATTTCCACATATATATCAAGCTCATATGGTATAAGTGCTTCAAGCTCTGTTAATGAGTATTTATGATGCTGGACCAAGGAAAACAGAGTTTGGTAGTAGGATTCCAAGGAGTTGTGGCCCAGCATCATCCGAAAAAATCTTCTAACCTCTCCATAACATAAGAGTCTTCATAATCACACTTATCGCACTTGATTTTGACACTAAGGTGTAGTTTTGGAAGGGTTTCAAAAAACTCGCTTATTTTCTTAAACTGCTCCCCAGTCAACGACTCAAGAAACTGCATGCCTTCCTGAACACTTACGTCTTTTGCGGAAGTCTGCGAATCTTCATCATAAACACATTCCACACAAGACCACATGGCTCGAAATAGATCGTCCACATCATCAGACTGTTTTGCTTTCTCAAATGTTTCCATCATCCGAGCTTCTGGATCCTTGAGCACCACTCCAATAGTGGTTGTTAGCTGAATTTGATATTTGTGGGTTTCGTTAAACATAACGGAGGCATCTGCAAGATCGACCTCCACCGTTCGAACCTTTTTACACTGCTCGCACTCCGAATTTTCTATTGGAGAAAACCTAAGCTTTAGTGTGTTTCCTATTGACATTATTCTGAGCTGAAGAATAAGATACTCAAGGTCGCATAGGCTAATCTTATTAACATCAAAATCTGGAGACACAATACAGTTTTGTACAACTTGTTTTGTGGCTTGAATGACGTCTTTGTACTCATTGCTTGCGAGAGCAGTCAAAAGGACCTTTTCCTCTTTTACAAGAAATGGTCTTATTGTGATTGTTTGTTTTGTTGAAGGAACAACAACCTCTTGTGTTGGTACATCAATTTTCGGTAATTTCATATCGACTCCATATATGCCATACTATAGTTAATTTATATCAATTTAATCACACATAAACTAAAGGGACGCTCCGAGCAAGACCGGTGGGGGAATCATGAGAGCCAGAATTAAATAGTGGCATAACCTGATTTATTGTGGTTGTAAATCTGGTGTAGTAAAACTCTATATCAAGGGTCAAATATGGCATCCCACCCATGGATGTGCCATATGTCAGCTCCTGCGCATATATTTTTGCAGGAAATGCCTCTTCAATTCTATAAAAACTAAGCGCAGAGCCAATCTCTGCTATAGGAGGGTCCACGTCGGGCTGCTGGAATGCTAGTGTCTTATCCAAACCAGAGTTTTTTAGCTTTTTGATCCAAATTTCTCCCTTAAAGTCGTCAAAATATTCCATGTAATGCGATCCGGGAGTTTGAATGAAATCCAACCAAGTATCAAAAAATGTTCTTTCTAGCATCGAGTTGCTGCAGATGAATTGCATTTTTAATACTTCATGTGAATGCGCGTATGGCAGTTTTCTAAACGTGCCGTGCATTGCTACATCTTGTGTTAGCATGGCTCGTCCAGGAATAGAGACGTCTTTTGTCAATACAGAAAGGATGGCTGCACCACCAATAGAAAGAATGGTACTTAAAGGACCTCCCGCAGCACCAAATAGCATTGCGTTGGGCGGTCTAATCACAGCTAGGTATTGTGATGGAATTGCTGGTCCGCCTAACATGTTGAGGACAGACTTCATTGTATCTGGTGTGAACGCTAATGCCATGGTTTACTTCTTGTATAGTTGTTTTGAGTCTTCGTAAATTTGATCTCTGTTTGTGCTATTTCCAGTAAATGACACAAAGTTTTCACTTGGAATAAAAAGGGCGAGGTCCCAGAGGTCGGGGCTTATAATGGATACCGAACTTGACATACAATCATATCGATACTGCTTGATGCATGCCGCATGAAATTTAAACTTGCCCCTACCACGAACCAACATTTGATAGTCGATTGCAACAACCCCTCCGTCCTCACCCGCCACAAAGTATTTATACAGAGAATCCATAAAAATAGCCCGATCTAAGGGACTTAAATAATGAAAGTTTAGTCCGGTAAATCCGCTTCCATTAAGACTTAAGACCAAGCAAAGAGGGTGCTTATCAAAGTATGGAAGTTCTTTTTTGCCTTTTGCGTCGTATATAAATGTAAGCAACTGTCCTTCCACACGCAACGGCGTTTTGCTGTTTTGTTCATATATGGTTTGTGGGTTTTTTTTGCCACGAATAAGACTCTCAACCTTTTTCTTATACCAGAGCAACGCCTCTTTGGATTTTTTGTTAAATTTTGGCTTATCTTTTTGCAGTTTGTTGATGATTTTTAGAAATGGGCCTTCTTTTATCATTGAGCTATTTAGCTATTTTGAAAGGACTTTTATGCCTAGCTGCTTTAGGGTGTCCTCCGTCCACACTTGAAACACCTCCCCGACACCTGTCGCATATGCCTCTGCCGCCTTCCATTTAGCTTGATTTTTGACAAACGTAAGGACTTCTGTGATGTATGTCTTTCTATGTCTTTTTTGTTGGGTTTTTTGTTTTGGTGGAGTTGTGTATTTCTTTGGTTTTAGCTCGACTAGATAGGTCTTGTTATCACTAAAAGTTATCCTAAAATCAACAAAATAGCGATGAATCCTGTTATCCGTAGGGCATAAATATGGAATAACCAGTTCTTCAGACGACCACTTAATGATGTTTTGGTTGGAGTCGCACCATAGCATGATGGACAATTCCCAAGAAGAACGGTAGTAAATTTCGTCAATGTTTCCCGAGTATTTTTTTTTGTTTTTTGCTTTAAACTTTCCCTGATACATATGAATTTCTTAAGCTTCCAAAACAAGATTGGTAATAATAAGGGGCTCCTGTACCCAGGAAATGTAGAGACGCTTAAGTACCCATCTGATTTATTCAAACATGGGGCATCTGCATATGTTAATTTTCGCGTGAAAAGTTCTCAAGAATCGGACACGAGCATTTACTCCAACATGTGGCTTAACATGCCAAGCACCCTAACTGTTCATTATAGCGCAGATTGGGAAACTTTGGAGACTCCAATATCTAGGTTGATTGATTCTGCAGAACAATCGGGGGCAAAATCGCTCTATAGGCCGCTCGTTGATAGCATGAGCGATTTTATTGCAGGAAAAGGTGTAGACATAGCTAAAATGGCTGAAAGCACATGGGAGGCGGCAAAAGATGGTGCGATGGGATTATCTGCGGGCAGCGTAGCGAAAAATCAAAGCGTACATTATGGGGCCGTCAATTACCTCAAAAATAAATATAATGCATCATATGCATACGAATATAGAAAAAGATTAGGCGGGCATATGGGGGCAAAAAACCTAGCCACGATTAACCCCTTCGTGTCTCAAGTTTACCAGAGTCCAAAAAATAGATTATTTATCATGAGTTTTCAATTCTTTGCTAGAAATGAAGAGGATGCAAAAAGCATCAAAAAGATAATAAGCACATTTAAATCTGCTATGCATCCCGGAATCATATCAACAGGACAGCTTTTTTGGGACGCTCCTTATGTTTTTGAGGCAACATTTAATACAACCCCTGAAAACGACAGAATGATGTTTAACATAAAAAAAGCCGCTTTAACGGATTTCGCCGTCAATTATGCGGGATCGCAGATTCCTGCATTTTTTAAAGACGGACATCCTGTGGAAATAGACGTTACCGCTCAGTTCAGAGAGATTACCCTGCTTACCCGAGAAGACGTTGAGTCTGGTTTCTGATATGAAACATTTTCATGTATATCCAAAAGTAGAATATTCAAATAATGTCGCCGTCAACATCATGGTTCGCGGAAAAATTCGCGAAAAGGTTTTGAACAACAAATGCTTGTATTACAAATATAGAATAACAGACGACATGAGACCTGAGATTCTATCGTATAAGTATTATGGAACTCCAAATCATGTGTGGGCGCTGTACTATGCAAACAACATTTTTGATCCTGTAGTTGAGTGGCCCCTCGATACAAAGCAATTCAGCAAGTATATTGTATCAAAATATGGAAGTCTCCAGAAAGCATCTGCCGAAAAAACCGAGGATGGAAAGATAAATTACGACAGCATACATCACTATCTGTTTATTGATAAGACGACAAATCTTCAGTACGAAATAGATAAAGACACGTTTATTACTGAAGGATTGACAAACCCAAACGCAGTAAAAGCCGTTACGTTTTACGATTATGAGTATGCAGTAAACGAGAAAAAAAGAGACATAAAAATTTTGGATCAAACATACCTAACAAATATTTTGAACGAGTTTTACAACCTCTTTAAGTAAGTAAATATGGCAATATCTCCAGATAATGCAGCGCGAAGTGAGTATGATAGTTTAATACACTATCTAAACCTATTTGATTGGAAAAACAATCAATACGACATTATGTCTCAGTTCGTGCAACTAACATATGAAGAAAGCATCTTTTATAAGATGATCCACGGGTCTTTGTTCATGAAAGATACCATAGATTTTCCAACCCTGTTGCCTTTGGTTGGCGAAGAGCGCCTAAAGTGTTCTTTCGCTCGACAAGAAGTGTTGG